GAAGATAATCGGCTAACTCATAAATATGGTATAGCTCAGTCGGTGAATCTCCGTCACCTATTAGTTTTTTTCGCGTTCCTCATCATCTACAGCAGAAGCGCCAAGCACAAACAAACCAACCCGCTCTGTAATCGTACTACCGATTCTTCGCAAGGTCGGCTTGTCGCCTACATCAAACAACGGTTTCCCATCCTTATCAAGTGCGCCCTCTACAATCGCATTCAGCATAAAATCGGTGTTATCACCGTTACTCTTAGCCATCCACTTGGATTTTTGTCCTAGCGTCGGCTCAGTAGCGTATATAGTTACGTCCCACTCTGAAACGTGCAGTTCACGCGGTTCTATGCTTTGAAAATGTTGTAGTGCTTTCTCGATAAGCTTCATAATTTACGCCGTCAATGTTTGAAGCGGCCCGTTACCTTCAACGCTAATAGATGCTTCAATCATGCCATCAAATGACGCTGAAGAATTAAAACCAGTGATATGAGCCGGCCCTTCGTAATACTCAAATCCTGTTGTATTGCCTTGTGGATACAGCTTCAAAGTAATGTCGCTGCCAAGCCCGACCTCTAGTGACGCATCAAAATAAATATTTACCGATGCAGTCCAAGATTTCTGAGTCATCTTGCCAACCGTCCATTCGTTGCCCATTACAGTAGAGTCAACGCGGTTAGCTGTTTGCTCAATGCTCCAATCTCGCACTTCGCCAACTAACACACTGCCGCTTGCGCCAATGTAAAATGCACCGTCTTTCCCAGTAAAAGTTGCCATATCTAATTCTCCGTTAAACTGTAACACTACCCTCTACGGTAGTGTATATAAAAGTAATCTCTATATCAGCCGACGCTAACGGCTGATCTGCACCATCTTGGTAGTTTACATCAGTTCCTAATAAATAGGCGTCTTTGATAAGCCCACCAAAATCACCGGCAGCATATAAAGCCGTTTCTACTTCAGCCGCAATTGTATCTAATAGATCATCATAGCCATCTACACCCCGAACATACGCCTCGCAAGATAAAGTTATCTCTCGCGTGAATGTACGCGGCAAGCCAATAGTGTCCGGTGCAGAAGCTTCGCGCTTGGTGTATATAACTAAAGCGGGCAATGAAGCCGTATCTAAAGGATAAACCCGCGACACATACACCCTGTTACCGGTAGTTGTTAAGCCAGTAACAGCAGCAGCAAACGCATCTCTAATAGCCTGTCTCTTGTGCATTATTGACGTTCCAAGACGATTTCAGACATTCCCGTTCCATTGTCCATTACTAATGCGACCTTATAGGTTTTAGACCGCACTTCTACAGTATCACCAAAAGCAACACCGCTAATTTCATCGGTTACACAAGTAAGTAATGGCTGGCTAACAGCAAATTCGATAGATTCACCTTGAATGCCGGCGTACTCATTATCAAAAATAGCAGTAACGACCCTAAATCCAATAGCACTACCCCGAAAGGTAACGCTTTCACCAAAGTCTTTTAGGAATACCTTTCTGTCGCCAAGCGTTTCAAACATCGTCATCTTTCTTTGGCCTTCCGCGCTTCTTCGGAAGATCATCTGTAGTCAATCCAATAGACCGGTCAACCGGCTCTGGCTCTGCGACAGCATCAACAGCCCTGCCCATAGCCTTTAATTGTCGCGCAATGTCATCGCTAACCTCTATGGTGTCACCAATAACTTGCCGCTTACCCGCTACCACACAATCTTTAATAATCGCTAATTTCATTATTCACCTCTGAAAAAGCAGAAAAGGGGGGCAGAACCCCCCTTGTCTATTTAGCTATTAAGAACCGCCATCGTTTCCAAGGCAGAAGCTTACAGCGTGTCGTACCGCAACGTCCATTGTCTGTATGACTCGGACGCGCATAGTGCCACTCAAGCCGTTAGTGTATGGGTCAACTTGAAGGTCAAGACCTCCCCACATACCAATCAGCAAGTCTTGGAAGTTACCAAAGAACAGATCGCCAGCTTCAACTTGATTAGAGTTGATTGCACGATAACCGTTCAAAGTACCGCCTGGCTCATATACAAACTGAGCAGTGCCGGTAGCTTTCTCGGTAGTCTTCAGTCCACCAACCATAGAAGCAGGCAGAATGTATGCAAGATTACCCATCAGCGCGTTATCTTCAGCAATTGCAGTTTCCATTTCCACTACTTTAGCGTAAGAAGGTACTAGAATCGGCGAAGTTCCAAAGTCAACGCTGTTAATTCCAGCAGTAGACTTAATACCGGTAGGTGATCCAAGCAAGCCATTGCCGCGCAAAGCGGCCAAGTCCATGCCCAGAGCAATAGCAGTAGCAAGGTCATCACGGATAACAGCTTCAATATCCAGAGTTGACTGCTGAAGCATACGGCGAGTTACTTGTGTGTAAGCACCAATGTCTTTAGGTGACAGCGTTACTTGACCGAAAGTTGGCTCAGTTTGCACAACGTTATCACCTTCCGCGTTCAGCCATGCAGCGCTAGAAGCAGTAAGCTTCTTGGGGATAGCAACGTCGCTTTGCAGACCATTCAACATACGCGCACCAGCTTGCATTACTGACGATTGATTACGCAGTACGTCAATGAAGTCACCGCCACGGAAGTCTTCGGTCAATACAGCAGTATCAACACCAGCAGACAGATCACGGCTCCAGTTACGCAGTACGTCAGACGGAAGCATAATTCCCTCAGAGGCACGTCCGTAAGCTTGTGAAGCAGCAGCAGAGCACTCGATTTCAAAGGCAGCAGCTTCTTGAGCGCGCTTGTCAGTCGGGTTAGCCAAAGCATTGATAGCACGAACGATAGAGAAGCGCTTAACTTCTTTGTCGGTCAGTCCTACGTTTGTTTCGTGCAGTGAGCGCTCGGAGCCAATGACTTCTAGCAATTCGCCGCGAAATTCCTCAATTGATCGCCCTTGCTTTACAGCTTGCGCGGCCAGATCGGAACGTGAATGTGCAGCACCAAGCTCAATAATCTTGGCTGCGTCTTTTTGTGCGGCTTTTCGGGCTTCTGCCTCAACCGCTGCAATATCTACTTCTGACATAGTATTTTCCTTTTGGAAGTCAGTTCTAATTACAGGTTTTTGAGGTTCTTCAGCAGAACGGCCCAAGCCAACTGTCGGATCGGCTGGTACGGAAACTAGTGAACCTTCTACGGGTCGCCAAGAGCGAGCAACATACTCGTCTTTATTTGACCCCCTTTCCAGTTTTTCGATTGAGTACCCAATACTTACATTAGTACGGATGCCATCAACCACATCATCAAATGCCTCTCTAGCAAGCGCGGAACGTCCGAACCGCACTTTAGCACGCAGTCTGCGTGACTCACCATCAAGGTCAACTGATTCTATAACCCCAATCACTTGCGTGTGATCGTGGTCTAGCAATAGCGGCGCTCTGCCACTACGCATAAATTCCAAGTCCATAGCGTCTTCTGAATGCTCTAGCACTTCAACGCCATAGTTACGTTTTACAGGTTCTTCGCTAGACAAAGCAATCATTGCGGTACGTGATTCTTCATCAACCGCGTCAATTTCCATTGCCATTGCTCGGCTTTGCGTTTCTTCTGTAGCGCGTGATACCTGATCCTCTGACGCATCTACCACGTCTTCAGATACCAACTGCTCTACAGTTTCAACCGCCGCTTCTACCTGCACTTCTTCGCTTCTTTCTTCTGCGGAATCCATAAGATTATCCACCTATACAATTTAGTAAGAATATACCATAAATAACTATTACAATGAATTAAGCCTATTTTCCCAAAACGCCGAATCCATGCGGTCTACATCATTATTTCTTTGTTGCTTTGCACGCCTTCCGAACCTTATTAACTTTATCTGGCCCTTACGTCGGGCAAGCACTTTATGCGTAAATCGCGGGTGATCTGGCGTTTCTACAGGCTCATTAAAGGCTTCTACGCCGGCCCTATCTAAAATACGCTCTCTACGCCTGCCTTTCTTTTTAGGTGGATTCATAAATCACCTATATGTCTGTTGTATGCGGTATTAACAAAGACGCTTTCTTAACACCTTCGTTAATGACGCCTAGCGCAACGCCGTTGTCTTCTACGCTTTGGTTTACAGTCAAGTCTCTAACATCACAAGTGCCTGTACTAAAGTCATCAACCCTAGCAATACCTCTGATTGGGAAGAATCCAGCAGTACACGATGGCTGCACAATAACGACGCCAGAAGCCATATCAATACATACGTCGCCATCTGCGCTATCATCTGTATGGTTCAAAAGCTCTATAACACCAGAATAATTACGCAAAAGAAGCTGACCAGACCCGTTAAAGTCTATCTTGGGGTTAGGTTGCCCAGCCAAAGTATTACTGTAGCAATCTATCATCCCAAGTAATGCACCAGGATTAAGGCTTATTGTTCCAAACAATGAGCATTGGAAAACAAAGCCGTTGGTAAATGTTATGTCGCCCAACAAGCATTGCCGGTAGATATTGTTACCGTCCAATTCCCCCTGCACATAACAAAACTCAAAATCGCAATTCTGAACGTTTGCAGTCGGCGCAATAGTAATTAAAGTTGTTGCTGGTGAATCAGTTACAAAACGATAGCTGCCATTAAAATCTACATTCTCAATAGTCATAGAATCAAGTATGCGTATTTGGTGCAAACCTTCCCGATCTGCAATAATTTTGGCGTCTGCCAAGTTATCCACAGGCGTAGAACGAGTGCCGATAGGTACTGTTGTTCCAGATTGCCCGCCGTTGCTTGGCGATACGCAAACCTCGCCCTGAAAAGCCGCAGAAAGCAAGGTAGATAAGTCTTGTAGTCCAGCAGAGTTACTTGAAGCAATAGAGACTTGGTTTACGTTAGCTACATCAGCAAGATTAGTATTTGCGCCGGTCAAGTTGACGCGGTACTGGTCATCTTCAAACGTAACAGTGTATCCGTTGATTATCTCTACAACTCTTGCCAACACAACGCCACCAACCGTAATCGGATCAATGTAACGGTGCGTAGTATCAAAAACGATACCATCAACATCGTCTTCTAAATCACGTAAAGTATCGTGAAAGAAGTCCATATTTAGCTGATAAATCGTTGAAGGCGTAGTTTGCAGCAAGATCATATCGGCTTTGTTAACCGATATTACTTTTGTGTCCCAATCTATAGTGATAGCCACGGCAAATTACTCTGTAGTGCTTCCCATACCACGCCCTGCAACGTGGCCGATCAACTGCTTAGTATTTGCCAAATCTCCCTGTATGGCCGCAATAGCGGCTTCTATTCGCACAACTTTAGCCTGCAACTCAACTAGCTTTTCTTGCTGGTTCTTTGAATTAGTATGTAATGCACCAATATTTTTATCTTGGTAATTCATTTACTCATCCTTAATAAGCTGAACCGTCAATGACGAATTTGCAGCGCTTGAAATTGTGCCAGCAGGCGAAGCAGGCTTATATAACGTCCCATCACCTAAACTTGTGGTTGCACGCCTTACACTACCAACAAAAGGCTGGTCTGCTGTCAGAGATATAGTAACGCTGGCCTGACCATTTGCGTCAGTGTTTACTTTGTCTATTAGGACAGTACCGGCAGTTAAGTTGCCACCAGTATCAGCTACTAAATAAACTCGCGCATCTGGCACTACAGCGTTAGTGTCAATATCTTTTACTGTAATCGTAAACGTTACTTGGCCTGCAATTACGTTAACTGTTGCACCCGCTGTCCGTATTGAAGGTATTGTTGCACCAGAAACTACGTTAATGTTTAGGGTGCCAGAACCAACGTCTACAAATATTGTTTCGTTGCCTGTACTGCTAGTTGACGCTGGGGAACCTGTAGCACCGACAACATATCCAGAAGTTGTGCAACTCCAATCCATTGAACCCGTACCAAGACTGGTAAGCCTTACTGCATGGCTCGTTGTAGCGCCTTTTTCAAAGTCACATTCAGCAACTTGATCTAGGTCTGAAACAACTACGGCTTCTGTAGACGGTGCATCTGAAAATCTTGAACCTGTAAAATCTGCGCCGTTGCCAAGAATACTTGTGCAGTCGTTGAAAATGCAATTTGACGCAGTTTGTCCTGATCTCAGC